GGGTCGATGTACGCCAGCATTTCAGCCGGTACGGTTGTGTTTGCAGTAGTGATCAGCGCCGCATCCTGAATGATTTGCGGCATGTTTTCGCGCGTAATCCACTCACGGGCGTGACGACCGAAATCGAAGCCGCATGCACGCGCCTGAGCAAAAGTTGGGTTTGGCATTTAATTTTCTCTCCGTACACGCGTAACAAATTCCACCGGGTTATTCCAGTGTCGTCATGACGTGTGTTTATTCAGATGTTATGCAGCAGGGGTCCAGTTCGAAATGAACACCAGGCCATCGGCGTTGCGAACTTCTTTTACTACAAATCCGGTCTCAACAGACCCGGCGACCGTTGCGCCAGCTGCTGCGTAACTAATCGTGCCGTCGGTGGTTGATGCAAAAGCCTTCTGCCCGAGTGTCGGGGTTGTACCGGTATACGCAGCGTAGAAGTCACCGATCGTTGCAACGGTTACCGGGGTTTTGTCAGCAATACCCATCGTGCCGGATGATGTCACAACATAGTTGTAATAGTTGATGATTCGCTCAACGAACCCGGCGACTACAGTGCCTGATGTTTTAACCTGCGTTGCGGCATCAGTGCCACGGAATACAAACCGGCCAGCGTACACAATGCCCTCGGCCAGCGGATTGCGCGGCAGATAGACTGCCGGGTTATGTGATGCACGGTCACCAGCAACCGCGCCTGAGTAGTACAAACCTACTTGTTTTTGCAGAGCCATGACGCCCCCTTATCGTTTAATGTTATTGAGACCAGCAAACGGGCCGTCAAATGAACCGGGTGCTGAATCAAATGTTGGTGCGGGGGCGGCAAGCGGTTGGTTAACCGCAAGCATGTCAACCATGCCCTTGTATGAAGCTTTGTCATACTGTGCGATTTTCACGCCCTTTTGCTTCAGCGCGTGGCCATAAATGTCTTCGGCGCTGTCGAACGCCATGACGTCAACCTCTCCAATCAGTTCACGAACCTTGCGACCAGCTTCATTGAGATTTCGGAAATGGTTCTGCGCTTCTGTTCGGGCCTGAAGTTTTATAGTGTCGGCGTCCATAGTTGGTCCTCTTTCTTTCCCAACCTTCTCGGCCTCTTCTCTTTCCGACTTCTCCTTCGCTTCTTTCTCTTTCGGCGTCAGATCGTCATCACCGACAGGTTCAGCCAGACCGGCAAGGATTTTTTCCAGCACATCATCGGGGATCTTACCGTCGAGCATGGCGCGAATGCTTTCACACACCCTTGCGTCGTCGAAAATTGTCTCTTCTTCGACCCTCACATCCTCCTCCGGCTCAACGACCTCTTCAGCCGCTTCCATCATCTCCACCAACTCTTCCGGCTCAATTTCCATGTCCTGTGCCAGTTGATTGCCGTACTGCCGTACAACAGCCTTGGCAAGCGTGGAAGGTTTTTTGTATGACCCTACTAATTTTGTCAGGTCCGCAGGCGCAGCATCCATAGCCAAGCGCGGCTTCAGATACGTTGCCAGAGCAGCACGCACTGCCACTTGCACACGGGTTAGTTTCATGTTTCTGTTTACCTTCTTTTTGAGTTTTGACGGCAGTGCGTCGTGAACTACAACATCGGGACCGGCCCGACCTTCTTTTACCAGGGCGACATGATTCCCGCGAATATTCCGCATCACGAAATCATAATGAACCCCGTTAAATTCGCCGGGGGTGAAATCCGGTTCAAAATAATATCCGCAACTGATTTCCTTCAATTTCTCGCTATTAATTGCGTCAATCGCGGACTGGTCAGTTACGGTTAGTGCGTTGTCGAGATACGGAGAATCCCACAAAGGAGTAGTGCCGATTGAGCCAACGCGCTCTTCTTTTAGCGGATTACCGGCTGAGTCCTGTTTGTGGACAATCAGTAGCGGCATACCGTTAAAAGTGTCTTTAGCCTTTTCCAGCTCCTCTGCTGAGCGATAGCCGTAATACACCCGTTCGGGATCAAGCCCCAAATCTTTATTTCCTGGTATTTCTCGTCCGTAATACGGCGCAACTTGTTCTTTAGTGAGGTGTGTCTGAGATACATGGAGGTAGCCGTTTTCATCTATTCGTCGGCGGCTGGCTTCGTCAAAGGCCAGCGCGTAAGATGACCTAAGCTCCGCCTCCTCCCGTGTGGGATAAATTTTCCCATACACGTTTCGGCGAAACCCCCTCCTGCCGCTTTTAAATGTTACTTCTCGGATTGGCATGGTTATTTCTCTTTTATTTTCGCTTTCAGCACAGCACGGACGGCCATCGCCAGGCTGCCATCGTCATACACTCGTCGGAATTGGCGGTGGCGGTGCGGGCCGCACAACCTTATCCTCCGGTTTGTATGGCGGTGGGGCTGGGCTTTTCTTCCCACGCTTACCTCGCATTTCAGGCAATGAAAAAGGCCGCACATAGCGACCTTGTTGTCAGATAAATGCTTACTCAATTACTGGCCTGAACTCACATTTACATCCGGGAAGCTCCCCAGGCTGAACAAATCTTTTGAGATTGGAATCCCAAAATCCCACCTCGAGATCGTATTCCTGTCCATCAGCCTTAACGTGAGAGTGCCGGTATGACTTGCTTCCACCCGACCGATGCTTGACGATCCCTTTTTTAACGCCTGCGCTAATCATCCTGCGACGAGATATCTCGTTTGAAGCTTTGTTATTTTGGTCAGCTGCAATAAATCGTGCACGGCGCTCAGTGATGCCATATCGCTTCTGAAACTCATCTTTCAGAAAACTAATGTCACGGCCTCGACTAACACTTTCCTGTACCAGCGTACTGACCTGCGTCAGATACTGTTCCGGGATAGACTTAATCAGATTGACCTGAGTTTCGTAGATGCTGTCCAGTACGTTGCGCACCTCTGGCGTGATACGCATGTTCACAGTCATTCCGGCAGCGCGGAGCTTGTTGCCAACAGAGCGTGATGCGTAGGCATCAGATCGACGAACAAACCAGGCGGCGATATTCTCCGCCTTCTCGTCGAACTTCTTGCGCCAGCTGGCCATGACGGACAGTAGCTTTTTGTTCATCAGTTTTGCCGGGGACGCGTCGCCGACTATCCGTGACTCCTGCCGTCTGTATTCTGCTGACAGCCAGTAATCGACGGAATTACTCATCTCTTCAACCAGCGCCTTCAGCTTCCGGTGATACTCCCGCTGGAGACCAGCGTTCGGTCTGGTTGCCGATGCCGTTTTCGTCTTCTTCTTCATCGTCAATCTCTGGCAGTTCGTCAGCATTGATGCCGAAATATCCGCTACGCGGGTCTTCCGACAGACGCTTGCGGGATTCGGACTGAGAAATAACTCCCTCCTGAATCAGCACGGAGTCAGTATCTGCCTTGGTTTTCTGCGTGCCTGCAACAATTGCCTCATCGTCTTCATTCAGAGGGACAAATTTAAATGTTACTGATTTGTCGTATTTTCCCAGCTTGACGATTTGCAGGATGTCGAGCATTTTTTGCAGTGGCCCACGGAGAACTTTTTCCTGCTGCGATGATGTGTGGTCGTTATTCGTTTTGATGTCTGAGTCGCCAGCGTTGAACCCCGCAGGTGACAAGCCCAGCGTTTTAACGACGTTAGTCCGGTTAATCATCACGATAAATTCGAGCTGCTGACGGACAATATCTGTAACCCCGGACAGAGGGGTAGTGATGTTGATAATGTCTTCCATCTCTTTGTCTATCGCCAGCACTCCATCATTAGACCGGTACGCTGCCATGTATTGCAGCCGGGGGTCCAGTGAGCTGGTCGCGTTGGGGTTAGTGAGAATGTCCTTCATGTCAGTCTTCAGCACAGTGAGGCTGAATTTTTCCAGCAGACGTGATTCTGCCTGTCGAGCGTCCTGAAAGTGAATAACGTAGTCATACAGGATTTGCGCCTGCGGCAGACCAAGAAAGTTGTAGTTAGGTTTGAGTATCACCGGCACTTCATTCCCACACACCCGAATCAGCCTGCTTGTGTGGACCTCAGTGCCCAGCACCCACCACGTTTGCGGCTTGAAATATGCCGGGTTCAGCGGGTCTGTAGAATCGTAATTTCCCGGAAAAATATTGATCGGCTCAACGATGGTGAACCGCTTGAAGTCCTGTAGCTCTGCCGATTTCTCTGAGACCTCCAGCGGCTGCTTTAGCGTGTCACCGCGCACCCCGGTATCAATGAATATCAGGCACCCGCCGAAATACCCGTCAAACTCCGCTGCCGTGTGGCAAGTATCACGGACCTTGTAATCAATCATCGCCTCTTCAAGCGCTGCTTTTTCGTCGCTGTCGTCGCCATTTTCATTCACATCCACGGCGCTGATTTCAATCCACTCGCGCGTCATGTCGTCAGCCAGGGTTTCTATGCAGGCTCGGATTAAGCCGTTCTGCATCAGCGATGATAGCGCAGCGTAGCCCATGAAAGATGGGCCAAGCGTTGGATACTGCCCGTGCTCAAAGGCGTGCTGAATCAGGCTGTACGCACCAGCTGTGTCGAGCGAATGATCCATAGCGAGGCGTACGACATCTGACGCAGCGAGTGTCTTCGCTGGTCCGTACATAGCCTTAACTTCTGCCAGGGTGGGGATGTAACCCTCATGCTCAATCCTGTCTCTCAACCCCTGTGACAGATTGAATCGCGGACGAGATGCGGCGCGCGCAGCATCACGCCGGGTTTTGCGACGCTGTGTTTTAGTAGTCATAAATTTACCGGCGTGAGTTTCTGGCCTGTGCTGCGGCCACAAGGTTTTTGTTCATGTTGATGCCTCCCGCGCCTCCGCTTAACTCTGTGAGTGCGTACACGGCAGCATCAAGCCTGTCAGGAGATTTTTTTGCAGTGGCCGGGATATATTCCATCATCTGGTTTTCCAGCAGATAGAGGTTCCCTGAGTGACCAACCTTCCCTTGTTCGTACAAGGCGGATATAGGCTCAGCTCGGGCAAATTTACCTTTGCTGGCATGGACACGAATTATGCGACCGGCAAACCCAGCGTTCCTCAGTGTTTCCTCTGCCATGTCGCCACCCTGGTTAGTTTCAATAACGATGGCATCGGCATTGTGTGTTGCGTATGCCTCCATAGACTTTTTGGCCCAGCCGTTCGGACTGTACTTGCCGCTATAGTCACCATCCAGAGAATAGAGTCTGTCTTTCCCGCCACGATATGAAGATGCCGCTACAATCCCAGTTTCGTCACTCTCGTCACTATTTGTGGCCTGCGGGTCGATTGCAATGACGCACCGCGACACCTCTTCATCAAGGCTCATAATGTGAGACGCGTTAATCATTGCCTCAGACCACAGAGCGCCTTCAGAGTTGAACCGGCGCGGCCGCTGCATGTACTGAGCTTCTGCCGTACGGCGGTGCGAGAAGAGGGCTACCCGATGCGATTCGTTATGTTTGAACGGCCACAGCCAGCCATCAGGCAGACCGTGGTCGATGGGTATGGCGTGGGTGTTCTCCGGGTACTGCTCGGCATAGCTGACGCTGTTATCGATGATTACCGGGAGGTTGAGGTGGTGCCACTTCTCGCCGCTACCACCGCGCAGCAGGTATCCACTGAGGTCGTGATAGTGGATGCGCTGCATAATCACGATCATCGGCGTCGTTTCGATGGCCAGTCGCGATTTAATAGTTTCGTTGAAACGGCTGTTAACCCCGTCACGCACGATTTCGCTGTAAGCATCGTCCGGCTTTACCGGATCATCGATGATAAGCGCGCCCTGCCAGCCGGGTTCCATGTGACCGGCACGAAAGCCGGTAACCTGCCCTGCAGCTGACGATGCATATACGCCGCCGCCGTGCTCGTTCCACCACATCGCCTTGCTGTCGGCATCGTCGCGCAGCTCCATCGGCCACATGGCCTGGTAGAGCTTGGATTTGATCATGCCTCGCGCGGTGCTTGAGTTCAGCAGCGCCAGATTATGCGAATACGACAGGTGCATGAACCGGGCGCGCTTATTGAGCGCCAGACCGCGAGCCATCAGGTTGATGGTGGCCAGCTCGGTTTTCGTGTAGCCGGGTGGTACGTTGATGACCAGGCGAGTTATCTCGCCGCTGATAACCCGGTCCAGCGCACGCTGAATCGCCAGGTGGTGCGGCGCAATGATCATCTTGCCGCCAGTTCGCTGCTTGAAGAAGTACCGGGCAAAGTACATGCCCTCCTCTTCGCACTCTATCTTGCGGGCAAAGTTCCGCTGCTCAACAGTCGTCATCCTCCATCATCTCCTGTCGAGCCTTCTTATATTCGTCCTTTGTCAGGGTGGCTGATTCGATGGGGCCGCCGTTCGCGCCGGTGTGCTCAACTTTCTGCCGGTTGGTGTAGGCGTCGCCGACCTCTTTCGCTGCCTGCTCCATCAGCTGAGCGGTCATCGCGAGGTTCTTCATGCCCTCCGCGCGCGTTGCCATGCGGTCAAGCACGCGCAGCCGGTATGCCTTATTGGCGATCGGGATATCGGCGATTTCGTTCTGAAAGCGGGCGCGGGTGGCGTTGAACATATCGACCCAGCGTGCCGCGAGTGCCTTACCGCTGGCCTTGGTCGGGTCGTAAGCTTCAACCTGCTGCCGGGAAACTTTCAGCTTAAATTCAACCTGGACGGACTCCGCCACCTGAGAGGGAGTATCGAAGCACGCAAGCGATTGAACTATGTACGCTTTCACGTCATTCTTAAGCGCTGCCATAATTCACCTTCCGTCAATACCAGTCAAGGATTACGCCAGTTTCAGCAGGCAAGTGCCGCACGCCCTGGCTATGTCTAATTTTGCTACCTCCGGCCGCTCCGCTGCGGCGTCGATCAGCTGTTGCACGTCGTAGCTTGCGCCGTATCGCCTCACCACGCCGATGAACTCTTCCACGTCATGCCCGCGCATGGTCAGCTTTGGCTCACCGTCACGGGTGAATGCAGGTGCGCCGAACTCATCGACCTGCTGGGCGATGTGGTAAAGCTCATGCTCTACCAGCGCGCAGAACTCCAGATCCGTACACTGAGCGCAAAAGTCAGCAGCCAGGGTGATAATGAACTTCGGCACCTCGCCAAACCACTCATACATCTGCTGTTCCATCCGGGCCTTTTGCCAGCCACCGGCACGCATCATCACTGCTTCGGCCTGGCCCAGAACAACGCTGCCCTTCTTCGTGAAGCCATTAGCAGCCCACAGGAAGCGGATATCAGCATCGACCAGGTGACCGTGGTCAGGGTTATGCAAATAGCCATCAGCAGAAAGGATGTGGCTCTGAACCCACTCACCTATTTCAGGCGCGGGAAGCAGTCGGGTGTAGGGGTGGAAGTCATTCAGGAGGCTGGCTGGCGGCATCGGCCTTTCCATCTCGCTATCGCTTATCGCCATGAAGAGTGACCTCTTCGCCTTCGCGGATTAGCTCCATTTTGAAGCATAAATTTACAAGCCAGTCCCATTTAGTCAGCGCTCCGATAATGAGGATCGGCTTCATAAAACGCCGTAGCGTTACTTTGTAGGTCAGTTCTACAATATCCATTTAGAGTTTCCTGCTGATTGGTTTTGTACTTTTCCGGCAGCATTATTTTACGCGCAGCCACGGGTCAATGTACTCGACATCAAGGTATTTATCTCTGCCGTGGTTAGCATGAAAACTAAACCTCTCGTCGGCTTTTCTTCTTGCTTGGGCTGCTTCTTCTAAGCTATCGAATGCGCCAAGGTGAATGCTGTTCCCCCGGGTATTTATTGATGCCACCCATTTTCTTGAGCTTTTCTGCCAGCGAACGCCATTTACTCCGCTGATGTTTCTGGAGTGCATGGATTGATTCCGCTGGTTTTGGGGATGGGTGACCAGACGAAGGTTTTCAATTCTGTTATCGTGCCGGATGTGATTAATATGATCGATATACAACTCTTCCGGTATCGAGCCATGTGCAAAAGTCCAAATAGCCCGATGAACTCTGACTTTCATTTCGCCAGATGTCGCGATTAAATATCCGCCCCCATCCTTTCCGCCTGCAATCTTTCCGGGGAAATGCAGGCTCCACATTCGATGCGAGAAATCATTGCTGAAATATTTTCTATCTCGCGGAAGCCAATATAGCTCCCCTTTTATTAGGTCGCAGGAGAAAACTTCCGACAACTCGGATATTGAATAGTCCATTGCTTTTCCTTTCGGTGGTGAGCCTAAGTTCACGCGGATAAAAGCAGCCCACAGAGCGAAAGCATTACTGCTTACCCAATAGACTCACCCCGCAAGGCTCTGTGGTTGACGCCCCGTGACGGGCAATTAGGATTTATGACTAGCTGGAACGGTTAGTATTGATTAAAACCCCGTGAATTTTGATAGCGCGCCAACTAGTAACTTTGCATTTATTCTGTGAAGGCCACTATTTAGTAACCTTGGCAGAATATTCTATTTCACGGTTTCGATAGTCGAGCCATGAGAGTTCATTACGTAGACGTTGTCGCCCGGGTAGATGAACTGGTAGCGCAGGCCGTTAAACGCCTTCCTCTTCGCATGCTCAGGGCTTTCGAAGCCTTCGATCAGGATGGCGATAGCATCCGTGTCGAGCACATCATCGCGCTCACTGAAAATCAACTCTCCCTCCTGCAGCGCCTTCTTACATTCCGGGTCTTCGTAGACCGGCGGAAGGAAGATTACAAAGTCAGGGTTGGAGTGACTGTTGGTCATCCGCAGGATTTCATCAAAACGGGATGAACCAGCGCGGGCGATGGTGATGCTTTCCTGCTCTGCGAAGTGAGTCACGCCATCGATAATGCTTTTAACTGTGAACATGGTTTTTCCTTCTTCGTCTTCTGGTAGTAAAAAGCCCCGCTAATGCGAGGCTCTGGATTCTTCTATCTGCCGTATCTTCCCAATCTGACCGTTGCAGTTCTCAATTGAGAGATACAGGCGATTGTTCAGCTCTACGCTGTCGCCAAAGGTGGGATGCTGTGGAAGCTCAGGAACGTAGCAGTCAATCAGCAGGCTGGGCGGTATTGGCACCAGCTGAACTTCCAGCACCTCTCGCACTGGCTGCGGCTTCGCGCACCCCGATAACAGCACGCTCAGGAATAAGCTCGACAGCACAGCGATTGCCTTTAAGCGCATCTTTGACCTCTTCGTTTAATCGCTGTGATTTCATTTCAGCTGCGGCTCTGCGGCGGGCTTCATCGGCGGCCAGTTTATTCATCGACTGGATTTCACCGGTTAGCTTTGTCAGTGATTTAGCCATGCCGTCGTTTTTGCTTTTCAGCTCTGCCGTTTGCTCTTCAAGCCGCCCGTTTTCTTCTGACAGCTTTTTGTTGTCGCCGCTCAGCTTGAACATCATTGCAATAACGATAGCCACGGCAACGATGGTGATGATTTCCATCGGGGATGTGTTCTTAAGCATTTCTATCCCTTTGAGAGAAAGAGCTGGAGCTCAGCTGTGCGGCGGCGGCGCAGTCCGGCTTCGACCTTGCTCCCCGGCGATACCCATTTCAGGAACTCGTCAGCCGCCCCCCTGTAATCACCGGCATTCAATTTTCTTAGCAGGGTTGAGGGCTTACCGTCTTTCAGCATGATGATTCCGGCTTTTGCTTTGCTGCCGGGCCCAACGTTATAGACAATGCTCACCATCGCGTCATACTGGCCCTGCGTCAGGGGTACGCTTACGGCAGCTGAAACAGCCGACTCAAACTTTTTCAGGTCATGGCGCAGATACTGCTCTGCCTGCTCTCGCGTACACACGTCGCCCATCCAGACTGCCTCACCGTCCGGGTATCTCGTCGTTCCGTAGCCAATCGTGTAAGGCACGCCGCCTGACTTAGGGTCCGCATATGCATTAGCTGAGAAACCCTCGAACTCTTTAATCAGAGCAACGCCCTCATTGCCTGTTTTCATGCTTCCACCTGAATAATGATTTGAACCACGACCAGCGGGAGTGCAGACCGTCGAACACCACGACAGACATTATGTTGCCGCCAGCCGACAGCACGATGAGGAACAGAATTGCGTCAAACATCACATCGGATAGTGCGGATATGCGCTGCCCCGTTGCTGTCTCATAAATCTGATATACCCAGCAGACAAACAGTGCAGTACCGACAATCGCATCCCGCCGTTTGATGTACCGGCACAGGAATACCAGCGAGGCCGATGACCCCATAATCCAGATATCTAACCAGTCCAGTATCGTCATTGGTCCCTCCCTCCGCGCAGGCTCTTAACGGCATCAATGAGCGCAGTGAAATTACGCTCAATCAGGCCAGATATGCGCCGGGCTACTTTCAGCAGGTTATCCCTGTCAGCAGTGATGTAGAGGATTGGGATCAGCATGGCGGATATGGCAATTGCGGTTATTTTTGGGCTGACGTTGTACTTCCAGACCTGCTCAATTAACTCGGATGCAGAAGACGCTATAAGCATCCCGGCACCCAGGGCTAAGAAGAAGTGCACTATCTTTCGTCGGTTATTGTCTTTCGACACAATCACTGAGGCAGCAGCACCAATGATCGAACCGA